AAATTATATCCATCAGTTATAAAAAGAAACTGATTTGAAATATCTGGATATTGTTCAGAATACTCTCGATATCTGGTAGATTCCCTTGCCAATCCATGACTCCTTTTCATACGCATTAAGTCATACAATTCATAGTTATTAGTGGATACCATTCCACCTTCAACTGTCGTCATATGATGCCCAAAATAAAAACTAAAAGTAGCACCTAAACTATCAGATCCTCTTTTAGATCCATCTAGTGATTTACATCCATGAGATTCACATATATCATCCAAAATCAAAGCGTTGGGAAAAAGAGTGCGGTATCTTTCAGTATTAGCAGAAAATCCAATTAAATGTGTAACAAATATCAATTTAATATCAGGATGTTTTTCTGCAATATATTCAAGATCTTCTTCACAAAAACTAAAGTTTTTTATATTAATATCACAAAAAATAGGAGTAAACCCTAATTGAATAACTGGTCCAACATTAGTTACCCAAGTACAAGATGGGACTAAAACTTTATCACCATCCTTCAAATTATAAAGTTCTTTAACTGCAGAAAGAAGCAAATAGTTTGCAGTACTTCCAGAAGAAACATATAAAGAATATTTTGAACCTAACCACTTACTCCATTCATCTTCAAACTTTCTAACCATTTTACCATTAGTAAAACGATCAGAAGTTAAAACAAATTTAGCAAGATTAAATCTATCACTTAAAGTGATATTATTTTTCATCAAGGGCCATTTAAATTTCATTTTTTTTATACCATTCGTATGTGTTTTGAATTCCTTCCAAAAGATTAATTTTTGGTTTCCAACCAAGTGCTTTGATTTTATCTATATTTAATAACTTTCTAGGCGTACCATTTGGTTTTGTAATATCCCAGTTAATATCACGATCATACCCAACAACATCAGCAATAGTTTTTGCAAGTTGTTTAATAGTTACATCTTCACCAGTGCCAACATTAATATGCTGAAATTCATTATAATTTTGCATACAAACATAACACGCTTCTGCAAGATCATCAACGTGCAGAAATTCTCTCATTGCAGAACCATCACCCCAGAGTTTTACTTCCCATTGTCCACTATGATTGAGAGCAGCATGAAACTTAGCAATCATCGCAGGAAGAACATGTGATGTTTCTAGATCAAAATTATCATTAGGACCATAAAGATTACATGGCATCAAACTAATTGCATTAAATCCATACTGACGACGATATGCCTGGCACATCATAATTCCTGCAATTTTAGCAAATGCATAACCATCATTAGTTGGTTCCAACGGTCCAGTCATCAATTGATCTTCACCAATTGGTTGCGAAGCAAATTTAGGATAAATGCAAGATGATCCAAGAAACAAAAGTTTTTCTACACCCCAACGATAAGCAGAATCAATAATATTAGTTTGAATGCGAAGATTTTCAGTCAGAAAATCTGCCTTATAGTTATTATTTGCCATAATGCCACCAACTTTGGCAGCAGCAACAAAAACATAATCAGGTTTTTTAAGTTTAAAAAAGGTATCGGTTGCTTCCTGATCCGTAAAATCTACAACTTGACGAGTTCCTTTAATAATATCAGTATATCCTTTTGCCTCAAGATTTCTCACGATTGCTGAACCAACCATTCCGCTGGCACCAGCAACTAATACTCTAGAATCACTGTCCATAAATGCACATATCCTCAACTAATTGTTCAAATGAAATTTTAGGTTCCCAACCTAATTTTTGTTTTGCCTTAGTGGCATCACCTAATAAGGTCTCTACTTCAGCAGGTCGGAAATATTTAGGACTCACTTTTACAACCGCTCTTTTAGTATTTTTATCAATACCGACCTCATCCAGTCCTTCACCTTCCCATATAATATTCATACCAAAATAAGGTGCTGCTGCCTCAACAAACTCACGAACAGAGTATTGCTGTCCTGTTGCAATTACATAATCATCAGGTTCATCTTGCTGCAACATCAACCACATCGCTTCAACAAAATCTTTAGCGTGTCCCCAATCGCGTTTTGCATTTAAATTCCCGAGATATAATACACTTTGTTCCCCAGTTGAAATGCGTGATAATCCGCGAGTGATTTTTCTTGTGACAAAAGTTTCTCCTCTTCTAGGGGATTCGTGATTGAAAAGAATTCCAGAATTTGCATGTAATCCATAAGACTCTCTGTAGTTTTTGACGATCCAGTATCCATAAACTTTTGCAACTCCATAAGGTGAACGAGGATAAAATGGTGTGGTTTCTGATTGAGGAATTTCTTGCACTTTACCATACATTTCGGATGTAGATGCTTGATATATTCTAGTTTTCTTTTCCATACTCAAAAGACGAACTGCTTCAAGAATACGAAGAGTTCCAAGTCCATCAACTTGACCTGTATATTCTGGAGTTTCAAAAGAAACTTTTACATGACTCTGAGCACCAAGATTATAAATTTCATCTGGTTGAACTTGCTGAATGACTCTTACAAGGTTCGTAGAATCTGTTAGATCTCCATAATGCAACTTAATGTCTTTGTAAATATGATCAATTCTATGAGTATTAATAAGAGAACTCCTCCTAACAATACCATGAACTTCATAACCTTTTTCCAAAAGTAATTCGGCAAGATACGATCCGTCTTGCCCCGTAATGCCACTAATTAATGCTACTTTCATAAAGTATAATATGAATTAACAAATTATAGCAAAAAAGGTAGGTTTAATCAACCTACCTCTTCATACATTTTATTCAGATGTAATAACTGAGCGGGAGTTATCCCATCCGCACCAGGGTTGTTAGCGTGTCTCCATCACGGGCATTTTTAGGTTGACTCCACCAGTTCTTTTATAGACTCTCCGTGTCTATTCTATTAAGAAACTTCAATTGTTTCTAAATCTTGATAGAGGTACTCCATAAGCATTTCATAATCGTCAAGGGGATCTCCAGAAAATACTACCCCCTCATTTTCGTAATAACGTCGAACTTTTTTATAAAGTTTAGGACTTTTTACATCAAGGTAGATTTCACCGTTAGCAGCAAGGCGAAGAGTGCTAACATCTTTCTTGAATTTTTGAATCAGAGACATTTGCTTGAATTGTTTACTCTAGTATTATAGAGGATAAGTCGGAGTTGGTCAAGTTGTCCAATTTTTAATCTGGACAGTCGGGATGATAGGATTCGAACCTACGGCCACTCGCTCCCAAAGCGAGTGCTCTACCAAACTGAGCTACATCCCGATAAATTATACTGGTGTACTAAAAGTTATTTTACCCCCTCTACACCACATAGCAGCTGTTGGAGCATCATAATCATATAATAAAGTATATTTACTATTACTCAAATAATAAGGTCCATCATCAATTAAACCTTGCCAACTATAACCTCCATTAATATCATTATATAAAGATCTTTCACCATCAAGGGGCCATATGTCAAGACTGTATCCAGTATTTGGATATTGTGTGGAAATATTTTGAGTTCTAAAAGTTATATAATGATTTGTATCGGTAGTTGAAGAGTATACTTTATACCCATTACTAGAATCTGGTGTAAAAGTTATAGTTAAACCGCCTACAGTTCCACTAACAGAAGTTGGTTGAGCATTTACTGGTGCCGACGTTAACAGTGAAACTTCTAACGTACCAGTCCATCCAAATCCCTCTTGCAAAGGATTTCCTACATCAGTCTCAATAGTATAATTAATTGTTACCATTTTTTTTTACTTATTTTTCTTTATGTATATAGGCAATTCCCATAATAGGAACTACAATTATTCCAAATCCACATAGACCTAACCATAATGGACTATTTGCAAGTGCTTCTACTGCGTGAAAAATCACCTTCCCCTCCAATTCTTATATTCAAAATAAAAATATTGATCTACCTCATTTAAACCTGCCAAAGGAGCATGTACACCCCACTCAGACCATTCTAAACAGAACTGTTTGATATCGTGATTGTTGATGATTGAATGTCCATATATTCTCACAAAAGACGACATAGCAAAATGATACTTCTTATTATGGGTAGGCATTATGAAGTCCCCAGTTTATGAAGATTGCTATAAGACCAAAAATACAAAGTGTAGAAAATGCTGTGTTTAACATTACATTCCTCCGTTTCTGAATCCAACTATGTAACCAATAATAAGTCCGCACATAAATGCAACGAACATATAAAGCATATGAGATAAAAACTCAATAAATATTATCCAATCCGTCGTCGTCATCATCGTCTTCGTATCTTGATGGTTCTTCAAAAAGTTCATCCATTTTTTGACGTAAAACTCTTTGTTGTAGTTCTCTGATGTCATCTTCCGTAAATCTTACCACTAGTAACGGGTCTCCTGCTTTAACGTCGTTAAGTTCGGGGTGTTTTACTTTTGGGTTTTTCGAATACCCATAATGAGCATTCATAATCATCCATCCTTGCACCATCATAGTTAATGATATTATAACAAGAACAAACCAAGGAACTAAAAATATTAGTTCAGAGTGATGTTCAACCATGGAAATATTGGCGGAATTACTCCAATAAGTCTTAAAAGTCCCTCAGCAAATAAAGCAAGAACCACCCAACCGACACACATACTAATGATGCTAGCATTACGGTTGTGTTTTCTGATAGCTGCATCAATCATCTCCTGAACTTCAGAACGTGTTACATAATCATCATCAAATGGTTCCATCATTTCTCATCTCCAAGAAACTTTGCCAAGGGGTCTCTTCGGGTTTTAACAATTTCAACTGCTCTTTTATAGAACATATTATCAGTGTTACCAGACTCCTCGAATGTTGCCTTGATCTTCACCCAGTTGTTATAGGTGTGCTGATCCATAGGTTATTGGTTGAATACTACTAGTTATACTAGTCAGTACTTCCAACTTGTCAAGTTTGTGTTGATACAAAAATATAGATTAAGAAATTCTAAATTTTTGTAATATTTGTAAACGGAGAAGGTGGGATTCGAACCCACGGTGCTATTAACACGCTTGTTTTCAAGACAAGTTCCTTAAACCACTCGGACACCTCTCCAAAAGTCCTTATCGGACTTCGAAATCTAAACGCCTTACTTTACGTTGACGCCTTGCTTCTTGCCAGGCAATATCTTCACTTGTAAAAACACTTGATTTTGTTTTGGTATTTATAGAGTTTAGCATTACAACCTGCGATAAGTCAAGTGCCGAGATCTTATCTCCACGAATGGTTGCCATATTCGGACATCCGCATGTTACGGTTTTATTCTGATGCCCCTCTATCTCCTTTCCACAGGAGCGACATCTAATCTTTATATTTTCCATAATTATTAAACTACTTTATTCAGTAAACGATCTTAACATCCAAATAAATTTACCATGTGCTTCATTTAAATCATCAACAAGATTAATAGTTCCTTTTGACTTCTGAGTTTCTGCTTCTTCAGATACTTGTGTTAAAAGATCAACCATTTTTTGGTGTCCTTCCACCAAATCACGAACCATTCCCATAGTATCTAGGCTACTATTTGCCTCAGAAATATGAGATACTTCTGTAATTCTGGATAGAGTTGGAACTGGTTTAATTCTTAAATATCTCATGTGTTCAGTGAGACGATCTACTTCTTCAAACATCGCCTCATACTGCTCTCCAAAGAGATCATGAAACTGTTTGAAATCATCTCCAACTACGTTCCAGTGATACACCCAAGTCTTTTGGAATAACACAAATAGACTTGCCTGAGTATCGGAAAGTAATTTATATAAAGTTTCCATTATACTTCTTTTTGAAGTATTTATATATGGGCGATACTGGGATCGAACCAGTGACCTAATCCTTGTAAGGGATCCGCGCTACCTCTGTGCTAATCGCCCAATAAAGTCAAGATTGACTTAACATATATTCTACAGTATTTGCCACATCATTCA